TTGGCAGGGACTCTTACTGCTTCAGTCACTGCCTCACACTTCATCTCCTTTGCAATATCAGGACAATCCTTCATGCCATGAACAGGGCAGAACATCCCTTTCATGTTATGGGCACATGATTTTTTCTTCTCTACAATATTTTCTACTTCCTCCTTCTTCACACAGTTTGGATATCTCTTACCAAACATTGTCTTCATGCCCTTCTTTTCATAACCTTTCCAACATTTTTCATCAAGAATTTGAACATCAAAACCAGCATTTAACAAGGAATTGATTTGAGTTTCAGTAAACTCAGGCAGTGCCATAAACTCCTCATTCTTTTTAGAGTTACCATAGTTAGCAGCACCTTTCTTACGACACTGAACCAAACGACCAGAAGCATATGCAGAAGGCCAGACACTAGCACTTGCTTTTACTTTATGGTAGCAAGCATCTTTCTTACCACTACCTTTACCTTTTTTATCTGCTTCGGAGATTTGAGTTTCTTCTTTCATTTTTTTCTTGGGTTTGTCAGTTGAAACGTAAGTTGGTTTTGCTGCTCCTGATTTCTGTTGCTGATTAGGATCTGCTTTCTTTTTACGACGTGCAGCAGATAATCTTTCTGCTTTGGTCATGCTTGCTCTCTTAGAAGATGACACACACTTAGGTGTGCCTTCACCAGGTTCATCACTAGCACAAGTTCCACCAGTTACTACGTTGACCCAACCACCTTTACCATCCTTAGATTTAGAACCCTTGAACCATTTATGAAGTGAACCTTCACTTACCGACCCGTTGGATCCACCATTGCCACTCCCACTCCCATTAGAACCATTCCCATTACCATTACCGTTAGAAACATTACCATTTTTCTTTCCGTTTTTCTTACCATTTTCATCATCAATAGAGTGACCATTTTCCTTGCGAAGGAAACCAGCACGTCCTACCACTTTAAACCCTTTTGGAATGGGTTTACACTTCTCATCAGTATAGCAGTAATACTGTCCGGCAGGGCAGCGACCATTCTTTTTCATTGATATAAAACAGGGTCTAGTATTATTATTTATAGACCAATGATTGTAAGGGGATTTGAGAATACTGTTGCCACACCACTAGTGCTATCAAACTTGATTCTATTTGCCTCATAGTTAAGGGTCTTCATTGCCCCCAGATCAATACTGTCACTTGCTATACCAACACTTCCACTGCCATTAATCTCGCTGATAAGTCTAGGCATTAGTTCGCGGTCTCCAAAACTGATAGAAGAACTTTGAGAGTAGAGTTGGCACCAGCACTTGCCTTAACAGAGTCATTTGTTTGAAGGACCAACTTACCATCAAGGGGAATGTAAGCATCATTTATAGGGACAGTCGCATCCTTGATAATCTCAGTTGAAGTGCCACTTCTCACGTGTGCTGCTGTGAGTGTGGTTCCTGATGATCCAAAATTTGTGACATGCATATACAATACGATACCTGTGTATCCAGTTGGTGCCGTATATATTGTCTGATCACTTGTGGTCAACAATAAAGTTTCTGTTTTGAATCTATTGAGTGCTAGTTGTGCCATTTAACTAAGTGCGAGAATGAAGGGTGTCATTTCTGAGAACAGACTCTTGGAGAATGCCCTACCACTGATTGTGCCTGTTGCCTGATTTATCTGTAAATCATCACCAATTCTAAAGTTACCAGCCTGGTCCGTGCTGGTATATATTACCCTGCCTCCGCCTGTGCTGACTACCTCATTTTCCTGTATTGTTACACCTCCCCTCTTAGGAGTAGCACTGGTAATGGTATTACCAGATCCAATATATTCAAATGTATGTGAACTAGCAACAACCTTACTCTGCTGATAGAAGAAGGCAGTGGAACCAACTCCAACACTATTGAGTAAGTTTTCAGCGAGTGTTAATGTAGTAATCCCAGCAACTGTGGGTGGTGTAGAGCTATTTATTGTATAGTAGGTATCCTCCATGACCGCTTGTGCCTGAGCAGTCGTACCTGAATCAGGTGCGGTTAGAGTAACTGTGACATTATCAGTCTGCCTATACTGACTACCACTGCTGATAATATCAATGGAGGTTACAACACCATCCTCTAAGGTGGCAAATGCTGTTGCAGTTTCTCCATTTGGACCTGTAGGGGCACTTATAGTGACTTGGGGTGTGGAAGTATAGTTAGTGCCTCCCTCAGTGATTGTGATTGATTCTACGGACCTGAATAGTTCATCAAAGAAGACCACCTGACCATCATATGGTCTTACTGCCTCAATCTTTGCTGTTCCACCAGAAACATATGTATGTGTCTGTGTATGAATGCCAGCATTAAATGTGAATGATGTTGGTGTATCCACACTCCTTACAGTGTAGATAAAATCCTTATCAGGATAGATCTTGTTTCCATCTGTGCAACTAAGAATAATGTCCGCCAGTCTTACATCCGAACCAGGAATGAATCCATGAGCATCACTTGTGGTAATAGTTGCTATGCCCGTGGATGGCGTATATACAAATCCATTAATAGTCCTGGGGTCCTGCTCAATCCTTACTACAATATTATCCTGACCTACATCGGCATTTGATGTAACCACACCAACATATTTTTCAACACTCTTACCATTAGCAATAATACCAAATGTTCCAAAACTACTATTACTATTTGTTAGATCTACCTGACCACCGGCGTGACATTGAATTGAAGAATCACAACAGATGGTGAACACGGAAACCAACTGTGCATAACCCTCATTAGTAACAGCAATTCCAACACCACCCTGATTATATTGGGTAAAGGCATCCACATTCATTGATTTGGTCTTAGGTGCTAATCTACCATCAACCCTCAGACCAACACCTGAGGTCGTATCACTCGTGCAGTTTTGGATGTATGGTCCTTTCCACTTACCACCACCAACGTTGGAAGCACCATTTGGGGGGAAAGCAACAGCAGCGGCTGGATGAACGTGACCAGAGAAGGTCATATTTGATATTTTACAAGCCTTATTAACATGGAACAGATCCTGATTGGCAAAATTTGGAAGAACTTTTACAGTTCTTAAATCATCACCAACAATAGCACTGAATGCTGGTAGTTCAATGGGATTATTCTCCACATAGTTACCAGACATGACCTTGATAACAGAACCAGTATTAGCAACACCCACTGCCCCAGCAATGGTCAGTTTGGCATTATCAATGGATGTTCCATTATTAGCATCATCACCATCCTTGGCAACATAGAAAACATTAGGAGCAGAGTTGATACCAGTGGCACCAGCATCAAGTGTGACATTCTCACCCAGGATGATTGTGGAGTTTGTAACAGTAACAAGACCAACACTGACTGTATTGTTGTCACCATCAATCACAACAGATGCTGAACCAACAGTTAGGATGCCAAGTATTCTGGCATCACCATCAACCAACAATGCTGTATTACCAGAACCAATATGAACTGTTCCAACCCCAGTGTTAAAGGTTGATATACCAGTTACATTGATACCACCTGATAATACATCAACACCTGATCTGGCAGTAACAATACCAATAGAGTCTATATTTTTGACATCCTCATAAGTTGCGATTCCAGCAACACTTAAGTTTCCTGACAGTACAAGATTTACTCCAGTGGTATTCTCTGATAGTTCATCAGCAGGACCACCAACCGCAGTGCTAGCAATACCTACCCACTTAGCACCATCATAAATTAGAAGTTTGTTTGTTCCTGTTGTTTGATCAAAGGTTACATCATCAAGATCCTTAATGAATCCTGCTCCACCACCACCCATGGTGGAAAGTTGGGTCTGAACCCTGTTTATAAACAACCTGTAGTGGTTAGATAAGTCCTCAAGAGTGGCAAACTTTTGATCCAATGGTGTTAATGGATCTAGTCTCCCACCTGACCTTTCTTTTGTGTTGGGAGGTTCATTTAATAGACCCTCCATCAGTTTTTCTGCCTTTTTACCAGTAGTCAGATTTGTTTCTGACAGTGTTTTTTGCTGTTTTTTGATGACAACGGCAATTTTGTGGAGTTCAGATACAAGACTCTTGATATCAGTTTTAACAGATTTTACATCTGACTGTAAATCATCAATTTGCTCATCATAATACTTAACCTCAGGTATTGAGTTCACCTTTTCCTGAATATCTTCCTTTAATTCTTCAAAATATGATAAGATTACTTTATCTGTCTTCACACTATCATCAGTAAACTTCTTGATTTGCTTTTCAAGTGTTTGTTTGATCTTATTTTGTTCACCAAGTATTGCTTTTTTTAACTTTCTATCATCATCCTTAAATTCGTGCTTGTGATCATAGATCCTAAGGGTGATTTCTTTCAGTTCTTTGTAAATATTATCCTTCGAGTCTGAATAATTTTTCTTAAAGTTGTCTAAATCAACTTTTTGCTCAAAATCTTTGATTTCAATGTTCTCATTAAGTTCAGAAACCCTTAAATCTATCTTTTCTTTGATAATATCAAGGTGTCCCTGTACCTTTTTGAAGTCATCATCAATAATTCCAAAGGTTTTACCAATCCAGGAGAAATCTGGAACCTCATTTACCTTCTGAACCCAGTCAGGGAAGGTTGGAATGCTCTCATTGACCTGTTCAATCCTTGATTTAAGGGCATCAAGGTCATTCTCATAGTATTTTACCTCAGGTAGGGACTCAATTTCTTCCTTAATTCTTGATATTTTACCATAAATGAGATCAATATCACCCTCATAGTACCTAACTTCAGGAACTTCGGTGATTTTTTGCTCAATATCAGTTAATTTCGCTTCAAATTCATCATTTTTTGATTTTAAATCATAGATTTTATCACTTTTAAGGTCATATATTGAGAAATTTTCTTGAATTTCTGCTATTTTTTCACTTATCTGACCAATCTCTTCATCATATGATTTAATTTCAGGTATTTCTGGTATTTCTTTTCTTACATCATTAACAAGACGCACCAATTCCTGCCACTCTGGTGCCTTGACAACATCAATAATCTCAGCAAATGAGTTACCATTCGCATCTTCTATTGTTTCTTCCTCTATGTGGGTCTTATAATCCTCTACTGACGGTAATTCTTTCTCTTCCTCAATGAAGTCTTTATAAGAGGGCAATTCACCATCTTCTAGATAATCATTAATTGACGGCAGGTCCTCTTTATTAGACATTCTATTAGTAATAATACTTTGGGATTTCTCTCCCTTGATGTATTATTTATCAGTATTTTTCTTCAATAATTTTTGAAGTTCTGCTGTTGATCCAACAAAGAGGGCATTGTTGACTGTGGTTGGTCCCCTCTTCTGCTCCTCATTCACATCTTTAAGTTTCTGTTGGAGTGTCATCAGTTTATCAGTCGCATCAGCAACATTCTTGATTAACTGACCAGCAACCTCATAAGCCCTTGGCATCTCACTCTCTTGGGCAAGTTCAAGGATGCCATTGATTGCTTCCTGACCTTTTTCAATGATTGAATAGAGATTACCCCTAGTATATTCATAATCCTTCTCAACATCATCTTTTGTGAGATGAGCAGGTTTTTCCTTGCCAGGTGTAATGTCTATGATATTATCGTCTGTCATAGGATTGTACCATCAAATCCAAAGTTATCACCAATATCAATGAATCCAGCGTCTGCTTCCTCGATACCGAGTAATGGTGCCCCAAGAACATGGGATGCTGCTACGGTCTTATCCTGTGCCCTCTCAACAGTTAGTTGATTACCATTAATCTGCTTAACAAACATTGACTCATCGCCAACCGTGATGTATTGCTTGGCAGTTACTGCTGATCCATCAGTAACAGATATAACAGTTTCTGTGGTATCAACATCCTCAGCAAGTTCAGTCAGGATATTACCGTTATAATCCTTAGTTGCCCTTGGAACAACCTTGTAAGATACATCCCTTGTATATGCTTGACCGCTTGATGTTCTCTGACCAGATACATAACCAACCTGAACCCTTTTAATAACATCAGAGGATACATCACTGATGGGCCCATAAAGATTAGTCTTAGCAACAAATCTGAAGGTGTAAACTAATGCTCTCCTTGTGTCAAAGTTGCCCTCATAATCATCCTCCATTGAAATGGATTCTATCTGAACGGGAACATTGACAACCTCCCTCAAATCTCCAAGGAGTTTAATAGGAAGTGTGTATGATGGTTGAAAATATGGTAGAATCTGCTCAGTAATCTGGAGCATGTCATCGTTTAACTTAGTCATGACAGATAGTTCAAATCCCATATTGTATGGGACAGGCATAAAGACCTTCTTGGTCTTTGTTCCACTATCAGTTACCGGATGAAATGCCTGTGTTTGAGTTGCTTTCCTAGTTGGATCATAAGTAAGATCAATAAACTCAAATGACATCCTAGGTAGGGTCATTTGAACCGCCTTATTTAAATCCTCTTGCTGCTCCAGTCTAGCAAGGAACTTCTGGGTAGGACCATACGCCAGGGGAACCCTGATTACACTAAAGGTGTCATTATTCGCATCCTTTTTATGAATCTCAATTCCGTTGAATAAAGATCCAAATGCTATGATAACAGACCTGAAGATCTCATGGTAAAAATGCTCAAACATTTTACTATACTTTTTTTACTATTTATTAAGGCATACCAAAGGGGTTGGTTTTACTAAAATCAATGATATCATCTGCCCTTGTTTCAATGGTATCATTGTCAGCAAATGGATCAACCCTATCATTTTTATCAACCAGTCTGATTGTAAATGATGCACCTGATTCAGATCCTACAATACTTTCACCAACCAGGAAAGCACCATCAACAATGGATACCTCAAGACTATTATTTACGGCATCCCATTCCTTAACCCTTGCTGTTGTTCCTGATGCAGATCCAGTTACTATCTCATTGAATACATAACTTCCTGTTGCAGCACTGGCAGGTGGAGCAGCGAAGGTGAGTGTTGGTGCGGTAGTATAACCTGAACCTGGATTAATAATGAAGGCATTAGTAACAGCACCCCCAGAGTTAATAATACCAATACCTGTCGCAGTTACTCCCGAACCGGATCCTGGTGCGGAGAATGTGATTATTGGATTAGATGTGTAACCAGAGCCAGCATTTGTAAGTGTAATAGAGGCAACATTAACCATTGTTGCAATACCAGTAGTTGCTGCTGCTCCACCACCTCCACCACCAGTGAATGTAATAGATGGTGCTACAGTATATCCGGCACCTGCATTAGATAGCAGGATTGCCTGAACGGTTCCTCCCTTAGTCCCATCACAACCAATAAAGTCATTGGAGATGGATGCTATACCAACTGCTGTGACACCACCAGAGGGTGCTGAGGAGAATCCAACCACTGGTGCTGAATCATAACCACCCCCTACATTTGTAATGGTTGGTAATGTTATACCACCAGTGCTGGTGGTTGCTGTGCCTGCTGCTGTGATTGCCTGTCCTATGAGGGTCAGGGTTTGTATATAACCGATCTGTTCTATCTCATCATCAATGGTCTCCACACCGGTGTCAATAACCTCATCCTCGTATCTGTAGAGTTGAAGACTTAGCGTGTAAACATAGTTCTTTTGTAGTTGATAGAATGGTTGTTCATGCTCGACATAGTTGATCTCAAACAACCTATCACCAAGTGGGAAGTAGACCAGATCACCCTCTTTTGGTCTGCTTGATAACTCAATATTCGGAATATTCTTAATAAGTGGTGTTATATACCTCTCATATCTGTCCCTGGATATGATAAGTTTTAGATCATCCTGCTCCTGAATACCAAACTTTGATAACAGGGTTCCCTGTCCACCATACCCATCATAACTATCAACATAAGCCTCAAGAGGGTAGGCATCAGTAAATTCAGATTGTATTACCTCCCTTATGACAGTATTTTTTGTAATATACCTTCTAGGAATGTAATAGATTTCAATCCCATATATCTTCAACTGCTCATTGACAAGACTCTGTATGAGGTTCTGCTCTGATTTTTGACTATTGAGAAAATATGGATTTAACATATCAACCTATCAGATCCATTGGTGGGATTTCATACTTACTAAGCATTTCAGTTTTAATCTCATCAAGTTCCCTCTGAGCATCATCAAATAGTTGTCTACCATTAAACTCCACTCCACCGGGTAGTTTAACACCTGTAAACTTAATAAGATTTTGACCCCATTGCCTCTTTATGAGTGCGGTAAGATATCTCTTTAAGAACGGGTCATTATACACCCTTGTATAATCATCAGGATTCATTGCTCGATAACAATCAAGAATGATAAACTCATCCTCTTTTAAATTATCCCAATCAACATCAAGATACAATCTATCCTGTCTGATATTATATCTAATCCTCTTATGAGTATTAAGGAGAAAGTCCATCGTCTCCAAGTAACTCATAGACATCGTATATGAGAGTAGATCAGTGCTTCCAAAATAATAGATATCGTTCAAAAACAGTTGATACTTGAAACTGAACATATTTGAACTACTTGCCGCCTGGGCATCATCATATTTAAAAATCCTTTCAATACCTATAACCTGTGGTGGTATCTGAATATAATTACTGTTCTCATAATAAGAGAAGGTTGTAGCTGTCCCCACCATGTCTTGTGTTACAGTGGTGGTGGTAATACCAGTCTGTGTCGTTTCACTTGATGCACCAGGAGGTCTTGCTTTACCCCTTTCTACATCAGCAGCAGTAATCTGATACTTTAAGAATGCTTTTTCGACACCATCATAGTGCCTCTCTTGAAAATATTGTATCGCATCATCCATCAAGTCCTGAACTTGCTCATCAGCGACATTTATCTCCAAGACAGGAGCACCCAACTGTCTTAAACAATAATCTATAAGTTCTTGTCTTGAGGAAGGTTGTGCCATTATACACTATATCCTTTTTTATATTTAGTTAGATGGAGAGACCCCCCTCTACCAGTACACTGCCTGAAACCATCTTGTAGACTGTCGATGCTGTACTTACAGCAGAAATATCAAAGTAATATCTTCCTGGATTTAAAGCAGTAGTAACAGTATCAGTAAGGGTGATATCAAACTCACCATTTGCAGCAGATGTAATGCCACTTGTGAACGAGGTGATTCCTCCACTTGATGATCCTATTGCTACAGATTTTTTCATCCTTGCCTGGATGGTATATCCGGTAAGGTCAAAAACTGCCTTACTTTCCTGTTTAACAGCAAATGTTGATCTAAAATCCGCACCCTCCAATATTGTAAGGTTCACACCAAACGCGACATTAGAATCTGGATTGAAAGTGATTGTATTGTTAGCCATTGATTACTGCTTTTAACATTGATTTGATTTCATCTAGATCACCTTTCAAATCATCAACTTTTCTTTCAAGGCAGTCAACCCTTTCTTTTTCAGAAATGAGTTTCTGCCTATTTTTCATATACTCTTGATATTCATTCTTATTTGTATTAATGATGGCATTTGATTTGCCATCCCTGGACAGATTTTTATTGCCCTCAACTGGAATCAAACTCATGCCAATGCTATTGCCCTCAGGTTTCTAAATTGTGGTACAACCGTCTGATTAGTCGATGTACCAATCAGTTTCAATCTGAATGTTTTGAATGGTGGCAGATCATCCATCGTAAACTTAAACTCAGTAAAGTCATTAATGTCAGGGTTTGCAGTCAATTTGTCACTCTTAAGCACAGGAATATCAGGTGTTCCATCAGAAGCAGCAGGGTTGATCACATTACCATAGGCATTAATATTATTATGTCCTGGGAATGGTTCAAAAACAACCTCCTTAGCAGGAACATCCTGATCAAGGGCATAGAACATTCTAACATCATTAGAAGATGCTACATATCCATCTAAGAATACCTTGAGTGAAGTTGCTGGATTTTCCAGAGTCACATTCTTGGTAACATAGATCATACTGTTGGGATCATTGGGAATACCGACAACCCTAGGATCAGTAGCAAAGTTAGAGATAGGACCATCAACCCTATTAGATACAAAGATAACAGAGGAATGATTCAGGTCAATCATGGGTGAGATTCTTCTATCATATGTAATCATATCAAGGTTCATGGTGAATGATTTATTACCTGGAAGTTCGTTCAGGAAGGTTGTCTGATTGATCGCTGAGGCAACCATTCTTTGAGTTTCAAAGTAGTTCTTCTGATTGAACTGAACATCCTGGAATCCCTGATCCACATATGAAATCTCATCACCATTTACTGATGTTTCTGAAACAGTTCTGGCAGATGCAAGAACATATGATCCCTCAGGTGCTGTTGATGTAACACTTGGTATAATCAAGGAATATGGAATATTATATGATCCCCTAGCACCAGGCAGACTTGAGACTCCATCAAGGATATAATTTGTCTGTGGAACAAACTTACCACCAGATGTGGTTCTGTTGGTGCCATTGCCACTCTCACCCATATCAAGTTTGATGTGATAACTATCAATACCAATCGGATCAGGTTTGGTCACATCAGCTAGATTATGGGTTTTATTAATCCTTCTCAGAGATACACCATTGAACTCATATTTGGATACAAGAGAGTTGGTAACATATGTTGCTGCATTGCCCTCAACTGCCCTACCAATTCCAATCAATGTTCCAGCGGTTCCAGATCCAGATGTGACTCCCTCATAACTGATAATCTCCTCACCAATCTGAACATATCCTGGATTGGTGTTAGACACACCGACATTTTCAAAGGTGTCAAAACCTGTGGTATCAGCAATCGATATAGCGGCAGTGCTTGCTCTATTATAGTTTACGAGCAATGATGTGGGGGTGGATGATGACTTAACCTTACTCAGTGACACCCTATTGGTAGAAGCATACATTCCATGATTTCTCTGGAAGATCTTCATGTGCAGTCCATCCTCGATCACAGTAGTTCCAGTTGGAACAACTGACCCACCCACACCAGCATTGATAGAGAGTCTTGTTCCAGCAGTTGAATCATATTCAAGATAATCGAGGGGATCTGTGCTGAAGTCACCCTGAACATTACTTATGACTAACGCTTTTGTTGCTGTAATCACACCAACAGTCAACTGCATACCCACACCAAGTCCCTGTGTTCCAACAGAAATCGGCGCAAACACATCACCTACTATTACATTATTTCCACCATCATCAATTGTTGCTCCAATAGCAACACCATTCTGAATGGTAATATCAGCAGTTACATCAGTTCCCCTTCCTGTTATTGAAGTTAATGCAACACCAGAAAATGTACGCACAGCAGCAGAGGGAGTGAATCCAATACCAGGATTGGTTATAAACAAATCACCGGTGGCAATACCAGCAAACTGTTGAAGGATACCAGTGGCATCTGTATTTTCTTGAGTAATCCTATTACCAATAATAAGGGGATCAGCAGCACCATCCTGATTTACAGTAGTTCCAATACCTACGCTAATGGTTCTAGGCAGTCCTTGAACACCACCAGCCCTGATTGCTGAAACCTTTGGATCAAGATCAGGGTTATAGAATTGAATATTACCAGCACCAACAAAGTCTGCCCTATGGAGCACAAACTTCATGTCTTCATATTGGCTAGGTGTCCATACCTTAGCATTCTGAGACTTGAATAGTGAACCAAGGAGTGGTTGTTCGGTGACCAATACTCTATCATCTTCAGTGGCAAGGGTTGTTACATCCGCCTCACCCAATCTAGAAATCCAAAGGTTATATGTTGTCATATTTGACATGACAACCAGTGCATAATCGACACCAGGTCTCAGATATATTGGTGATTCAAATCTAAATGTGGTGGCAAGAGTTCCATCCTCAGAAACATTGACAGCATCAGGATCCAAGGTAACCTCAGACATTCCAAGGATGGTCTGATTTGGGGTCCCAAGTGTTGTCTCCCTGATTTGAATGGTGACTGGTGCCTGTTCATCCTTACTTTGGAAGAAAAGATCAATCTTTGTGGCATAGATTCCCTTCTTGGAATCAATGGTGAAGGTTTGTGCGAGTGGGTCACCACGTCTGGGTGGACGTGGTGGTGGAGGGGGTGGTGGTGTGGGTCTTAGCGTGGTGCTATTAATAATATCAAAGTTGATATCAGATTCTTGAGTTCTATCTTGTTGCTCAACTTCCTCTGTTGTTACCCTGGCGTTTCTAAGTGAAAGTGTTACCTCCTCCGTGGTATCCACATCACCTCTTGAATAGAAAACTTCCTCCGCAGATGTCGTTGTTGTACCCTCAATCTGACTATCGATGTTGCTGCTAGTCAATGAGAAGACGTTTCTTCCGGTATTAAATGTGGCAAAATCGTCCTCCTCATCTGGAACATTAAAGCAACCAATAACTGTCCCAACCCTATCCGTAAGGAGGTTCTGATTAGTAACTGTTGCCTGAGCACCAGTGCTCTGACCCCTAAGAGTCATTCCAATAGTGATATTACCACTGAAATCTATCTGATTTATATCAGCAAGACTTGCTGTATCAATATTCAGGATTGTGCTTTCAGGTCCGTATGATGATGGGATAGAGTTGCTTCTGAGATAAGGATTGCTATCATAAAAATCAGAGGGGTTATTATAAGCACCATATTTGTGATTAGCAGTAGCAACCCTCGCAAAAAAAGTTTCTTCACTGGATCCAACTGGTGATCCATGAATCACTTCACCAACCTCGAATTGTCCACTATCCATGGCGATCTGAACCAGTTTCGGTGTGCATCTTAAGGTTACATTCACACCGTCAAAGAAGGAAAATACCTGGGTATTTGGTTTCAATCTAGTTCCAGTGAACTCAATATTTCTCTCCCGCATAAAGGGAACGATGGTCCTATTGATGATTCTTGAACCTAGCGATTCTGCCTCTGTGATAACCTCATTTATGCTCTGTTGTCTTCCTGTTCTGTTTTGCTCAAGATTAATAGAACCATCAAGACTGAAACTATCAACTGTAGACAGGTTAGCATCATTACCACGCAGTCCTCCAAACTGTGAAAAGGTCATCCCCATCCTGCGAGCAGCAGCATTAAAGGACTCGTTCTCGGTCAATTGACCAGTCACATCAAAACTCACACCAGTGGTCTCCCATGAGTTCCAGAGCACTGGTGCTAAACCTGCTCTCAATCCATCTCCTCTGTCGGCTACATCAGCATTAATAGCACTGGCAATTGATTCAAAGTTGCCCTCCATGCGAACATTTCTTATTCCTGCTGGAGATGTACTGACCCATGTATCAGTAGTTGGGTTGAGTGCTATTGAACCCTTATAGAAATCAATCAGGAATGGAGTAACATTCTCCACCCTTGTGGCATATGGTTGTGATATTTCAGGAACTTCAGCATAATCCAGACTGACGACATTTCCGGTCCTCTTTATATTTCTACCTGCTAGTGAAGCAAATCTTGAATCAACAGTTGGTGTTGTGTCAGTCCCAATTCCGGGAATAGTGCTGTTACCAACTTCGAGATTAACTGCTGTGCAATAGTGAGCTGGTCTCAATACTTTCTGGACAGGATCAATACTGTTTCTAATACCAATTGTGACATCCTGTGGGGTAAATGAGGTAAAGTTATCAATGAAGATTCCAGATTTAAATCTATTAAGTCCATTCGCATCAGATACAAATGTATTAAGAGTATTCTGCTCAAGCATGTTCAATGATGTATAATACTCAAGATTCTTGATTCTCTTTTCAAGTTTTGCGATATCATTCATCTGATATCTCTTATGTTCAACAAATGATACACTTGAATCTTCTACTGAGTAGAGATATGGGGGGTGGATTACATTTGATATATTCAAAGACCCCTGTAATACATCAGGAAGTTCTGGTCTATCAGAGGGGGCACCAAGTGTCACCTGAATATCACCCTCTCTAGTCAAATAAACCCTATCAGCTCTTCCAAGATAGAAGTCATACTTCAAGATTGATGTAGAATCAGAGGCAAATACGTGTTTTGAGGTTTGCGCTGTGTTGCTAAAATCTCTTCCATCAAATTCAAATGGAGAGTTAGCACCGGATGCAACCGTATATGGAGCAACCCTTGGTCTAACATCAATCAAATCAGTGTTTCTAAATCCATCTACACTCTGGATCTCCCTTGTATAATCACAGTCCTGGTAAGAGTTAACAGTTGTAATATCGCCTTCATCATTAGGATCATAGTCAAGGAAACCATAATAGATGGTCAGTTTCTTGGATGGAACTGCTACACCACGCTTTCTTTGTATCCTTGAAATATCATATCTGTCACGTCTCTGACCATTATCAAATGTGTATGATTTAGCAATATTAGGCGAACCAGCAGTCAGTTCAGTTACATTTGCCCTTACACCGGATTTTTCAAAATCAATAATCTCATTATTTTGGAAAGTTTTATTGTTTAGATAGGCAAACTTGATTCCTGATGTTGATGTTTGCTCAAGGTAGATTGCCTTGGCATTAGATAGGTTACCTGTAAATGTATCACCAATAATAAGATCATTAGTTGATGAATTTGGACCTGACAAATTAGCACAGGACATTGCTGGTGCGGTGGCATCATTTACATCAACCGATTCGTAAACAGCATGTACAACATAAGCATCGGGTACATTCAGTGATATTTCAACATCCTGAACCCTAGTTCCGAATGGGAAATCTCCATAAGTAAGACCATCATTTAGTGTGGTGCCAGCTAGTCCAACAGCATCAGTTCCAGATGCTGGATCATTTGACTTGTCAATAATAATCTTTTTGGCAATATTTTTTCTCTTCTTCTTGGAGGCAAGTTGTGTTTGTAAAATTGTACCAAGAAGAACTGCTGAACCAGACCCTGAAAGACCCTTGATCGAAAGACTGGTTCTATCAGAGCTAAATGTAAACTTGTCCCTTGTAAGGACTTCCGTGCTACCATCACTCTCAAGTGAGAGGGTGTATCTTTCCTCATCAAATGCTGTCCAGGTCTGAGTGTTTATATCATCAACACCGATTGCACTGGTCTCACCATTAGTTATTGTAACTACCTTTCTAACCCTGAATGTAGCGTTGGAACCCTCAAGATTTACAGATTGAACATTAGCATTTGGGAGGACACTGTAAAGTGCATTACCACCAGAAAGGTTTCCAATTCGGGATGTTCCTCTTAACTTGGTTGTAACAAGTTTCAGATCGTTAGCATCAAAGTTGGCAGTTGGAAGTTGACCATCAACAATTCCAGTAACAGTTGTTACTCCTGTTATTTGAAAACTAGTAGCACCAACAGAGACAACCCTTGCCATGGAAATGTCCAGGAATCCTGGTCTTTCATATGTTATGAGATTGCCGGTTGTCACAACTCCAATAAAACTATTACCTTGAAGTGCTGGACTTGTTACGGTGGATATGGTTCCAACCGTTCCATCAAGTTCAAGTCCAGTTATTTTTGCATTCTCAAAGGTAAGAATGTCACTTTGTACAATATCAGCAGCAAATGTGTGAGATGTCCCAACTTGAGAATGAACAGATTTTGCGTCAGATAAGGTGAACTGTCTAGATGATTTAAGAATCCTACTAATATCAGGAAATCCATTAAAGAAGATTTGCTCACCTCTTAAGAATCTACCTTGAACACCTACAAGAACAGCCGTATCAGAATTGGTGGTTGCTGTTTTAATAAAACCAGATGCACCACTTTGACCTCCTTCTACTCGTGTTGACTTAGCAAGTGATGCTGCTAGATTAAGTACAATCTCAGTATCAGTTTGAATATCAAAGAGGGATAAATCCCATACATTAAGGGCAGAGTTGGCGGCGTCGTATGAACCTGATTCTAAGGCAAAATCATAAATTCTTGCCTTACCAATCTCATTACCAACTGCTGGTCCATTAGGAGTTTCATTTACCCTTTGATCCCTTAACGATAGAGTGTTTGTGGTTATAAAACCTATAGGACCACTACCAGAAACATTATTAACAGCAACCGTTGGGGCAAAATCAAAACTGATGCCAGTGTTACCAACTGTTCTGGTGGTTCTGGGTTTTGGAACATCAATAAACTGTGGAGACTTGATTTCAGTCTCATAACCTCTCACATATGCCCTACCAGGTGATACTTGATATATCATTAGGTCATCACTTGGCACAAGACCACTTCTTGTAGTCTGACCAGGAGTAAACACACCACCATTACCCTCTAAGTTATTGAGACTTTCTTTGAGCGTAGTATGTAACTCGGAAATATAGTAATGACCTGATTCATCGAAAGTTCTTCTTGCTAACTCATTACCAAGTTTGTTATATTTAATTTGATTATTGATAGCATTTTTTAACTGACCATTAAATACCTCAGCAATCTGAACAAATCCTTGAGTATCAAAGTTACCAAGTTCTTTTTTTGCTAATGTTGCAGTAATTTTAAATCTATCAGCACCTGGTGCTGTATAATTGTTAAAACCACTAGCATTGTCATATAGTGTTTCATCATCATCTGCTGTGATGATCTTTTCTTCAATCTGAAAACCAATTCTATAGTTTGATACAGTCGAATATTGGTCTAGAATCAGGATCTGATTGTCAACGGTGACAAAATTACCCCTAAGATAGAAAATACCCGCACTTTGGGTAAAAGCGGTTCCAGTTCTTGCTGCCTGATCAACAATTGTATTAGCAAAACCTTCACCAGCAGCAATAAATGAGTTTCCAAATGCTAATGCTGTGTTTGTAGTAAGAATTTCATCATCAAAGAAGACTTCACTAGAATTTCCATCATCACTGGAATCCTCATAGTTCAAATAAAGTGTGTAATTGCCATTATCTGATTGTTGATTAGTAATAAATGTAACTACCCTTGCTGATACACCAGAAGTTCTACCAGTAATCTTTTTACCAAGAAGATTATCAAGATAAAGATTTACTGGAATGCCTAAAAACTCAGGTTGTATCTGAATGCAATGAAATTTTTGTTTATAAGATGAATTTCCAGGAATGACAACACTTCCTTCCTTGAAAGTGTGGTCACCCATTGCTTCAATCTGTCCCTGAAGGATAGATTGAATATTATTTAACTCTCTTGCCTGAATTGGGTAGGCAGGTTTGAATAGTACCTTATTGTAGTTTTTAGTTGCGTCAAAATCATCAAAATAAGGAGCAACGTTGAGATTAGTTTCCTGTGGCATGATTTCTTAGAATTGCAAAATGATTTTGACGT